ATGGAGCTAGTAAAATGTATGTTCGCTCGCTTCTATCAATAGGAAAATATGATTCAAACTCCGTACCGCTACGGATTATCATTTGTTGAGATCGTTTGAATGTAGCAGATTCTTTCCACTCTTTCAAATCCGATTTATTTAAAATCCTTATAAGTGCATCTATGCCTTTATAGTAATCTTCCAGATGAATGGCATCATCCCTGTCAAGTTGCCACTCCCAGGGCAACCGCTCATTTTCGCTATCAATCTTAAATTTTCGCCCCGAATCTTCGTGCGAGAGGTCGTTCTTCTGATACATCCGCAGTGTCGCCAACATGGCAATTGGTCTTTGTACGGCTCTGATCAGTTCATCCTTGCCTTCCACAGCTGAGAGATAGTATCCCTCAATAGTGTGATAAACGCTTTCACTTATAACCCCAATCAACTCATCAGTAGCTGCATGTATTTCTCCAATTATCTTTGTAAAGTCGTTGTTGGCGTAATAATTTCCAGTGAGTTCTCTGAGTTCCTTTACGCCGTTATTTGTCACATTAAATATCATAATGATTTGGTTTTAGACATTAATGATTCTGTTCTTTGCTTATCATCTAGCAATTTTAGCATGATGCGCAAGAGCGGCTGTTGGTCAGCTTCATCAAGCTTTCCGAAGATACCGCTTTCAGCAACACTGAATAGTATTGCATTCATCCCAAGGCTTTGTGAATGTTTATCACCGTCACTATCTTTTTTCCGTTCAAAAACAGGAGCGAAGCAAACCTGCGAGCCTTCAACAATGAAATCCCCAGTAAGTAAGTAATCGCAGAAATGGGCAAACCATACATATACACCGTATTGTACCCATTCGGGCATCGAATTAACACGTGACGCGTATAAGTCTATACGTGCGGGCACAAAATTTTCTCGATATTTTCCATTGAATGCTTTTTTGCTCACTTTATGAGCTGGTTTACGATAAAGCATACCCACCAAACATGACAGGTATATCGGTTCTTGAGTCTCATTATACTGATTGAAAAGTATAACAGCATGTCGGAACTCGGCAAATGTTAAATCTCCTCCGTGCGATAATGGACCAACTAATTTTCCCCATCGGGGCAATAGGTTAGCTGTCGAATTAAATGTAAGTTCTATAGATTGGTCAGAATTAACCTTCCACATCCAGTCTAGTGTATTACTCAACTCATATATAAGGCACAAAAAATCTGTTTTGCTTTTATCTGGACGTGCTCCCCTATTATGGAGCACAAATCTGCACCACTCTACTTTGATATCTTTCAAAGTCACGCCCGGTTGAGTCATTAGCTTATATCTTAATTTCAGTAGATATTGCCACTCGCAAGGCAGTACCTCTTCCCAGCAATCAGGGAATATAACATTGTTGTTGTCCATAATTAAGCCTGATTAACACTTCTTTTAGAAGCTGTCACGTTGTCTTCTTTGTTGATAACTTTCCTGTATATTCCCAGAAATAAATCTTTCTTGTTTGGGAAATTAATTCGAATCGCATCATTTATTGCTTCAAGAGCAATTTCTTCGGGGATCTGCGTGTCCGCTCCAAAAAAAATCTTAAGAGCATATAGCATCTGGCTTCCAGAATCCCCTTTTCCGTCAATTATGATGTTAGATAATGCTGGGTTCAGCCCAAAACCACTAGTGGTGGAGGAATCGGCTATTCGTGATATTTTTGTTTGCGCCTCTATGTATTTATCGACGTTCATTTCTATAGGCTCTATTTTCCATTCTTGTTTATTTCCGTCAGAATCAACAAAATCTACACATGTGAAAAACTTACCTACATTTCTTTTACCAGCCATAACGTCAGCAATCTGGTTTGTGATGTCGGATTTGCATTTCTCCATTTCTACCTCGGTACGTGCTTCGTCCCATTCAGGATGTACTAGCATGATGGTCTCGCGTTTTTGATCCCAATAGGCTGCAGGCTCATGGACAATATATGCAGCTGCGATGAGGTTGTCGTTGAGATAACGAATTATTTCCGGTATATTATTGGCGTTTTCGAGCCATGGAATTGAACCATAAAACGATGATATTGCATACATATTTCTTCCGAAACTCCGCATCGAATGGTACCGTATTGACGTTTCTGAAGCAGTTGGATTCCATTTGTCAAATATAGGATAAAGACGCATGTTTCGATAAGTATTATAATCTCCCGTTAACATTTGTGTTACATCCTCTAATCTACGACTGTTGTTTTCGGGCCACACTAGTCTACAATCACTGCTATGCAAGCATTCTAATTTGGCTACCCACGGTTTACCAATTCGCACTGATCGTCCGGAATAATACTTAGTGAAATGTCCTTTCATATGGGTGTATTCCACTATCACGTCACGTATGTATCGTTTATAATCCCAAGAGTTAAGCCAGTCTTCTATGTCTTTATCTTGCGCCCATTCTTGAATGCAGTCATTATCGACTATTTTTTTACGAAAAAGCATAGGACCTTGACCGTACAATAGCCCTGTCTTTCTTTCGAGGATTCCAGGTCCTAAATTATTTTTCTCTAGGACATCTCGAATTACATTAGGGAGATTGTTGGTTGGTCCCCAGGGTACTACTCTAACACCGTGCACATTGACTGGATCACCGTCCCAATCTTTCATACTTCCGTTAAAAAAGTCGCTTAATGCCAAGTCGCTACTCATCTGGATAGAGTAAGTGCCACAATGTGTTGACACAAATCGATGACTACCGATTTTCACCTGTTTATCTTCCATACTAAAAATTCTTTATATATATTCTTGTTGTATTAATTATCAATTGTCCACAGTAGTCATAAACAATCTTTTGCAGCTCCGGAATAAACTGCTCAATTACCGGATTAAACCACTGTTTAGGGCGCCGTTTCCATACATTATCCTTTGTATGTATCGTCCTAGTGCCATTGGTCATATTGTATCCACGTCCTACGCCCAAATGCACATATAATCCGGCAGCCTCGAATGCAAATCCTATTGATGTGATTTCTTGCCCCTTCATCACGGGTTTACCGTAGTGTCTATAATTCTGTTTTAAGGATTTCGACAATTTCCTATCAGAGGATATCATCGCTTCAATAGAGTTGCGGAGTGCATCATTTACTTTATTTCCCCAAGCAATGATGCGAGTGTTAAACTCTTGCACGGCTTCAGTGTTCTTCTGACGTTGATATTGGTCAGTATAGCCAGTATTATCTTCTATCTCAATTTCCGTGGGGGCATACCCACCTCTGTTCCGTTTTCCTATACGGTTAAGTTTATTCTCTGCAAGTCTTTTGTTGTATCCCATTATATCCCATATATTAATACAGCAAAAATACTTAGTTTAAGTAGTACCAAAAAGGACAAAAAAAGGCTACCTAATGGTAGCCTTACGGTGATCTTGTAAATACATTAATTAATTATCTAAAAAACTTCTACAGCGTAAAGTTATCACTTTTTTTATTTTTATTCGCATACTCTTGCTCGTTAATTTTCCCAGATGACAGCAAAATAAAATCATTTTTCGAAAATGATATCTTTGCCTTATCCATAATAATGCATTCGGGAGTTAATCCTGCTATCGCTTGTAATTCGTTAACGACATTCAGCGTATCTGTTAATGTTTCGCTGGTTATATCATATATAACTATCATCTTGCCCTCCTTTCTTGAGCTATTTTTAAAAAAGATATAAGCGTTAGCATTTCTTTTTTTGAATTAAGATAAAAGCACCCTTTAGGGCTTGATACTTGTACATAGTCGAATTGTAATCCGGTAGAAGTGACTGATCGATGCAAGCTAGTGGTTAGCTCACTTTCTCGTATTACTGTAGATTGATCCAGTTGTCGTAGATCTTTTTCCATTAGAATAGCAGTGTCAATTTTATTGCGCAAATCTTTTAAATCCGCTATGGAATAATATCCATCAGAATCAATATTCAGTGAAAACACTACATTCATTTTTTTGCCAGGCTGATAAACATCAATACGATTCATTACTGCATTATTATCTGTATAACCTGTTACTTCTGGAAGTATCTTTTCTAGCGTTTTCCGAAGTTGTACGATTTCAGATATTACCCAATTATATGAAATACCATCATTCGTGATGACATCATATACCCAGTATGTATTAAGATTTGATATAAGCCTTTTTTTAACGAGTTGAATCATCGTAAACCTCCTTTTCTGCAAGAATAGATAGATGCGATGAACCAAACTAAACAAACAATGAGTAACAAGCATCCAAGATGTTCAGCGACAACCATTCCTATGAATGATGTAAAAGAATTAAGAAGAAGTAGAAATTGCTTATTCGATACTGATTGACCCATGATAGCAGATAATAAAGCATTATCTTTTTTTACCCAAGTCGATAGACGACTCTCAGTTTTTGCGCCTGAAATAGGCAATGAAATTGTTTTCATATATACGATTGTTTTGCGTTTAGTGCAGAAAAAAGAACGGCTGCACATTCCCCGTCGCAAAACAATCGTATATAACTCCGAAGAGAAAATACTAGGGAATGGCAGCCGCCTATGTGGTTTTTGGGCATAAAAAGCCCAAAGAATGTCTTTGAGCAAGAACCGTGCTCTTCGGCGTTATTTATAACGATTGTTTTGCGATGCAAATATTGCAATAATATCTGACACCACAAAGCCTTTTGCAAAAAAAATCACTCACAAATATGGATCAGTTCATTTCTCGCAATATTTGCATTCTGAAAGGCATCTTTTCCTTCGAAAGAAAAAGTTGTGAGGTGTTCAAACTTTCCTCGCTTCCATTCTATGACGAGAAAAGCAAGTTCGTTTTTCTTTTTTTTGCGCCAGCCTAGGGCGAATATCCCAACGAGGAAAATTCGACCGACGGTGATTTTCTTTTCAATACTTGTTGCATCTTCTATCGAAATATTCATTATCTCAGATATAGGTATTTGAGCATCAAGAGATAACGGCAGGCTCATGCTATATGTTTGTATTTGATATAAACATATATTTTCTTTTTCTTGAAGAAAATAGCATTGAGGTACGGTTTCGTTGAGCTCAGGGTGACCACCAACATAAGAGCCTAAACTTTTGAAATCGGAAAATGCAAGACCTTTTTCTTTTAGAAGAGCACAAGATTTTTTTTGTTTATTAGTTCCGCTGACGGCGGCTAAGACAAAAATAAGAATAAAAACAATGATTACCACCCACCCAAATCCCGTAAGCGAAACGCTTCCATCATCTTTCATTTCGCATGAGGTCAATACAAGAGATAGTGAAGAGAGAAGAAAGAGTACGCTTTTCTTTAAAGGAACTATCGCTGATAGTATAATCCTAAATGTAGTTGATTCATTCATTTTTTTGGTTTGAATTTGTTACGCCTGCAAAGGTAAAAAAAAGAGTTTCACGATTTGTGAAACTCTTAGATAATTGTTTTGCTTAAGGGAAGCAGGTTATAAACTTATAGAGAGTAATTCTTCTCCTAATTTGTGCAATGCTTGTTCTATTTTTAAAGATTGTTCAGGTCTCGGATTGCGATTACCTGAAGCATAGTGCCATAATTGTTTCTGATTAATTCCTGTAATACGTTCTAGCCCAGCTTTAGAAAATATACCATAATAAAAATCCAATAAGGATTTAACATCCATTTTGAAGCAGATTTCATATTCTCCATTAAGTTCTTCTGGGATATCACATTCAAGTTCTTTACATTCTTCGATAAAAGCTTCGATTGCTGAGATCATGTTTTTTTTTATTTCATCAACTGTATTTCCGGTAACGATAACGCCATCAACGCTATTTATATACGCAGAATAGTTATTCTCCGATCTTTCGATGGTGACTTTCAGGGTTTTCATAATTCATGTTATTTGTAGAAGTTTATTTTAAATTGTTGTAAGTGTGCAGGGCTATTTAAGCCCTGCTTCCCTTAAAATAGAACCCAAGGTTCCATCTTTGAGATCATCATTTTCTTTTCCAGGAATGACTATTGGTCTTCTTGCTCCCTTTTTATGAAACACTCGATGATCTCCTTTCATTCGAATGAATTTCCATCCATTCTCTTCCAATAAAGCTATTACTGCTTTAACTTTTAGTATCAAAAGCAATCCTCCTTTCTTTATGGTTTCCGCAAAGATAACTATATTTCTACTATTTCGACTTAAAATGATAACTATATTTCTACATTTAACACAATTTTACTATTTAGTGGCTTTTAAAATCGAAATTTTATTTCGTGAATAAAATCGCAGAAGTCTTGCGTCTAAAAATCCCGCCCTCTTCTGTAAAGATAAAAATCGGCGGACTCCTTTTCTTCGCGAGCATACAAGCAAGTCCCCCACTTATAGAATCTATCTGTAAGTGGCATTCTTGCTTTATATGCTATTTTTATAATGTTTTGGTGTTTTTCGCTGTGAATCGAATAAAATTAATTGGGGTCATATTTTTAATTGGCTGAATAAGTCCTACAACAGGATCGGGCTCAAGTTCTTCTGCTTTTACCGGAGTGGCATTTAATTTATCCGGTTCAAGTTCTACTATTGTTGGAAGATTAGTCATACTATCCACAATTACAGCCCAGTGAGTATACATCTTAAGATTAAGTGTATCAATATGCTGTACTTCTCCATTCATTGAATTAAGGCACATATTTACAAGTGTCATCATGCAGCACGTATAAGATATATCTTGCCCAACAAAGTACAACTTTCGGTTTTGCCGAGCAGCTGCAAGTAATAATCTTCCAGACCCACAAGTGGGGTCATTTACTTTTTTTCTATTGTCAGTCATCGCATCCAATGTCATTGATACCATTAAGTCGCATATAGGTTCGGGTGTAAAATACTGCGAATTATGCCCTCTACTTATATTATTTTGAAAGTAATCCCCGAACGGATCAATTAATTCGTTTTTGGTCATTTGCTTGATCACGGACGCAAAAGCCTTTGCGAATAAATCAAGTTCATCACGATCATAAGGCTTTATCGTTTTAAAATATAGCTCTTCCTTTCGCCCCATTGAAAGCGAACATACCATTATTTGAAGCCAATCATCAAAGACCTTAGCTAATCCGTGTTTACGTCCCAAAATCTCAAGGTAATACCCATATGGCTCTAGCGTGCGTTTTTCAACAGACACCTTGCCATTCTCAAATAAATTTCCCATCTTTGCAGTGCGTTAAAAAATTAAACTTATGTTTATTTTTGTTCCCCTGCCAACTACGACATTAGGCAGGGGATTTTTTTTAATTCAAAAATTCAAGTTCTTCTCTTATCTCGTTCTCCGTTTTTTCTAAAACAGAATTAAGGTCTGACATCCAATCTTTAAGTAACTTGCCTATTGCGATAGGGTTACTTGTTGAGATAGTAAGTTCATTTGCATCAACTAAAGTAAGCTGTGCATTGTCACCATCGTGTGAAATAGTAAAACTCTCTAGTTGTTTTCTTTTATCCCTAATTTCTTGGTATTTCTTCCGTAGTAAATAGACTCTATCAGCTTTATCTGTTAACTGATCAATGCTTAACCGCTGATTATTTTGATGGCATTTTTGGAGTTCTTCTGTTGCGATTATAACCGCTTCTTCTTTTTCCTTTTTTTTCTGTTCTATCTGTGGCTCTTCCGCTTTGATGCTTGGTAAGATGATAAGGTTTTGCTCTTTTACTTCTTTAGTAGTTGATTTTTCGAAAATTGATGCGGCAGAAGTATCTGCTGAAACTGTTTTTAAATTTTTCATAAATTTTGCGTTATAAAATTAAACATTGTAGGGATAAACTACGACATTTTCCCTTTTTGATTACATCAAAGATACGAAAAAAATAAACGATGTACAACACTTTTGATTGGGCGGAAAACGAGGAATTATATTGCTTAAAAAAACAACGATTATGTAACTTATTTCCTTTTTTATAGTTTGAATATCTTTTTTTTTATGAAACTAAACTTAAAAAGGGGCGAGTTGATTAATTAGAGGGGCGAGTTTTAAGCCAAAAAAATCATTAGCATTTATTAACTATCTGATTTTCAGTATTTAAACCTCTTGTTGTTTTGAAAAAGCAACAAGTCAGTGGGTACACTGCCCGAAGCGCGCAGATGGTCGTTTGCGACCGCAACTTTTTTTCAAGGGGGGAAATGTGATGAAAAAATGTTACAAAAATGCCAAATGCAACCATATTCAAATAAGCCTAAAAGTCCTTATTCATAGGCGTTTGAGCACATAAAAAGCCTTGCTATCTTCGCAGACCGCAAGGCTTCAACTAATTAGAAATGGCTAATCTAATGGGAAATGCGACCAGATGCTCGCACCTTGTAAATGCGTATCCATTCCTTACGAAGAATAAGATACTTGAGAGCATCAGTGAGGTTGGTGGATTCTTTGGCTAATCTAGAGGTTGGCAGTTTATCACCAGTCTTAAGCTTTACTATGGTGTTAGAACCATCGCGAGTGTTAGCTACTTTAGTTTTGGTTATTTCCATCTCCGCTTTAAGATTGGGGCAACTGTGCTGATCAATCTCTAATCGAAATAAAGTTCTCTCCAAGTTATCACTTAATAAGTCCATGAAGAAGCGATATTCGAGATTAGATCCAATATTACCTTGTCCCAACGACATCAACTGAACAGTCCACCCTGTGCGTGTACCGTCTGAGTTATATTCAATGTTCTTCTTTATCTGCGTAGCCATATCCGCAGATACGCCCTTATAATTATTCATTGAGCGGTCATAATATAACTTAAGTATCTTACGTTTGTGTGGAGCGAAGTAGCGTATGAATTCATCCGCCAATTCTCTCACTGTATTAGGAGGAAGTGTATATATTTCCTTCAGTACTCGATATAAATGCCCGTTCTGCTGCCCGAAGACCATCGATAGCATGTTACCTGAGTCCATGCCACCCTCAATAGGCTTATTCATATCTAAGTATCTTAAGCACGTGCAGTCTTGTTCCCATCCAAAGGGATATCTTTCTATTACATCAGGGAGAAACCCATCGGCATAAAAATGCCGCGCGCCCAGGTTACAATAGAACATTTGTCCGGCTTCCAATTTAGGTATTATAGATAGTATATTGACCAACATACCCTCAAGTCCTTCCGCAAACTCATCGCTAAACCAATCCAGCCCCAAAATATCTGCGTTAACATAGGATGAAGATATGAAGAAGAAGGATGTGCGAGAGCGTGTACGTATCCATCGTTCTTCCCATCGCTTCATGTTTTTCCCAGCTAAGTTCATAGCTCGTTCAGTTTTATCTAATTTGGGTTTCACTGACTTGTCGGTGCGGAATAGTTTCTTCAGTGCCTCATACTCCTGCAATGTAGCGACATAAGTTTTTTTCGTCTCATTGTAGATAAACCCGGCTTGAAGCATTAATAATATCTTATCCTTATCATTTTGTTTTGCGAGCTTCAATATCCAATCATATTCGCCAATATGGTTGGGATTAGGCATATCTGTCGTGAGTGTACGACTACGATACCAAACACTATCACCATATTTTACACGAAAACCACGAACCGCCTTAAGCAAGTTGGTGAATTTTTCTTCCGTGAAATACTTGACTTCATCGCCGAAGACACCTACGTAAGAGCGACCGGCACCGATTGACGGGCGGTCTAAAGAGATGAAAGTAAAATTGAAGCCGGTATAAAATACCATGGTGTTGCGCCAATCTGTACAGGTGTTATACATACGAGCTTTCCATTCCTTTGGTGGTTCTTGGTTGATCACATAGTGAGTTCCAAGTTCCCAACCGAGATTGGACAGCCCGTCTATAAGCGATGGAATAACATTCTTATGAAGATCGGAATAGGTGTCAGCCACCCAAGCAAATGGCGCACCTGGACAATCTAAAGTAACCTCTTGGACGCGCTCAGATAACACCTGTACAGTCTTGGCAGATGCACGCCCCGCAATCCAATACAGAGACCATGGCAGCATAATGGCGAGCATTTGTGCACACCAATTCGAATACCTAGTCTCGACATCATCATCCGATATCTTTAGTTTTCTCTTCCGTGTCATCTAACATTTCGAATATATCAATATTAACTACTTGTGCGTCTCTCTTCAACCGCACTTTCTCTCGTTCGGGAACATCAGATAAGGCGTCGATTTGAGCCGCCAATTTCTGACGATCTATTGATTCGATTCCAACAGCTTCGGATTCGAGCGAATATATCTTGATTGGTTTGTCTTTAATATCTTGGCGTTTTTCCTGATCCGGCTTATCTAATTGTTTGATCTTTGACGCTTGCGTCAACAGATTACCATACACTTCCATATCCTTTGAAGATTTGGCGGTGTTGACGACCACTTGTGCCGCTTTAAGTAGTGAATCATACATCATGTTGCGGTGAGCACTGTTTTCGATGGTGTCATCGGCAAAAAAAAGGTTAATTGCTTCATTATACATTTCACGAGCTCTTGTTCGTTTGCAGTCGAATGGCTCATGCATGAGGAATGCAATTGCATTGTCCTTACCATACTTGCGCTGTATGCCAATTACTGCGTACAATGCATTATAGTAATTCATTTCTTCATCGGTTAACTCGATAGTGCAACCAGATGCGATGTAGTCTTGTAGTGTTTCAAAGTGAGATTTTTCAAACATTAGTCAATATCTCCATAAAAAATATTCTGTATTGTATTTTTAAACTCGACTTCTCGACGAAGTTTATCCAAGCGTTGTGCCTGTGTTACATTTTCGCCCGTTTCTGCGCTAGCAGCCATCACAATACCTTCCTTTGCTTGTTGCATTAATTGCCCTCTATCATAATGATATTTAAGCGGGGAACCAATGAGGTTAAAGTACCAATCAAAGTCCGGATAAGGAATATTGTAATACATAGCAATCTGCTTTGGAGTATATCCAATGGCCGCTAATTTTTCATATTCTTCAATTTTAATGGATTCAAACCAACTAGGTTTATCCTTCCATTTTATCAATTCCTGTTCTGAATTCATAGATATCTTTACTCTTTAAAAATGTATATTGCTCTTCAAGAGCATTCTCGCCATAATTGCCACTGCCCTCTACAACGAAATATCCTGAAGGAGTAGACATGCACGTTATTTTTTTGTGGGTCCAAGCAAAGGATAAAGTGATTGTGCCATTCGCTTCCAATATCTGTAATCGCTGATAGATCTTCGGCATACGAAACTTAATAGTCTCTGACATGTGAAGATGAATCTTACCGATCAACCCTTTATCATACCATCTGACAATGGCATTAATAATTCTGTCATTTGTAGAATATGTAGCAATAAACAAGTTATCGATTCTTCCTGTTTGTTTGAGTGTGTAAACAATGAAGGTAAAAGCCGTGAAGCTCTTCCTTGTTTCTATAAAGAATATTTCCGATTCTTCCGGTAATTTACCACATAATTCCTTAAGATTATTAACTTTCATTGTTTGCATCATTTCGAATCGCTTAGAATACATTTTAGCTGACCTTAATTCTTCAATTAAATCTCCTAAATCAAAAAGATAGCTCATTTATATATTCAATAGTCTGTTTATATCGCTCAATTCCGCTTCATACGATGATAATCGTGCTTTTCTTTCAATATCTAGATGTGGCTTGTTGCGTTTAGCGAGCTCATTCTTTACTCTCCATATATTATTAACTACTTGCTGTTGTCGATAAATTAGATCTCTAACGGGTAAGGTTAATAGTTCCTTTCGTTTACGAAATTCTAGGAATATTGGATGCTTACCTAGTAGTTTATTATGTTGTTGGTAATAATTAAGTTCATTCCATATAGAGCGGTTATCAATATAATTATCAATAATTTCTTTAGAAACTCTCGCACAATCATCCAAAGATGTGCAGTCTTTTAGTTTTGTATGCAAATCAACATAAGCATGATAACGAGTAAACTTACGAGAAGCAAGAGTCTCTAACTCTACTGGGCAATCAGGTCTATTGAGATAAGGAAATTCCTCGCGGAATGGTTTAATTTTTCTTTTGACTATAACTTCTGGAATCCCAATAACTACATTATACTTATCATCTATGCAATATTTCTCACATAAATATTGAACTATTTGCCGTTTATTAGAGATAGGGTTTGATTTAATAAGACGCAACACAAGAGAAGGTGCACCGGACTCTTCAATCAAGCGTACACCTTCCTGTATATTAGCACCGGAATTAAGCCAATTAATCACCCTTTCCCTCATTCTCAAACATATCTGATAAGATTGAAATCAGGTTGGAAGAATAGCCATTCCCAAAAGATGACATCCATTTCTTTCGTGCAATATACTTAACGAGTGTATCTTTATCAGGGTTAGCTGTAATAACCGAAAAAGTCCAATTGTCACTTTGCCAATCAAGCTGTATAGGCA